GCACGAATGTACCTTTCCGTTCGACGCACCAAAGTCCGTCGCACCACTTATCATACTAACGAGGTTAGTTTCACTACCATTCGCCGTATCTTTTTTTGGAAGGCGAGCCGGCATAAACCTCTGTGGTTGATAAAACGGAGTCTCCACCTCAATGGTATTATTAATACCTAAATTTGTAGAGGCAGCTCCACCAGCTGTAAATTGGTTAGAACTATTAGTGAGTCTCCGTGTTAGATAGTTGGCGTCCGATGTAGTTAATGTAGATGATTCTACAGGATAATAATTGCCTTTATAACCAACTCTACTAACAGATGGCATTAAATATTGATTATTATCAAACACATACTTAGTTCTCAAACCACCACGCCACGCAGCATAGCAGGGAGAGAACCAATGTAGATAGTGTGGTACCGTAACGGTGCAAGGAAAACCATTATTAACATCGAAACCTTGCGGGTCATATCCAGGCCAATACCCAATAGCCTTATCGAGCAAATCTGTCTGGACTATAGTATTCGCGGCTGGTGGACTAAACACCCACGTGCGATGATGTATATAACGACGCATCAAATCCCTGAGACTTTTAGGAGACTCACCAAAGAATACGTTCATTGTCTGATCGCTCTCCTCTGATGTCACAGCTATATCTTGAATTTCTTCAGGATCAACAGGAATATCAGTAGCACCCATGGTAGTACCAGCAGGTGTTTCATCTATAGTCCCAGATTGGGGAGTATATCCAGTACTTCTACGTTTGTATTCAGATAATGGCTTATCTTTCAACGAGAGTAAAGGACTGTATTCCTCCTTATTCTCAGGAATAGTTTGCAAAGGATCACCTTGTTCCGGAAACAACGAATAGAGGTTTAGTGTAGAATGGTTAGGTGAAGCAAACTTAATATCAGGCACACAAGACACATAAACATTGAATGATATGTCTGTATCAGCTGCCGGAGCTACCAAACTATTAACAACATCAACTTCTAATACCCCATTCCATTTATTACTGTAGGAAGTTGGCAATCGCGAAGTGCTATGGATACTAGAGGTACCAGGCAACATGATATCGGTTTGTAACCAAGGTTGAGCCTGACCCCATCCAATAACAACTTCAAAGTCATCCTCTTCAGCTAAATCTACAACACGCGAGTACACTGTATTGTACTCTACATTACTACCATGCGACCTAGGATCCCAACGCAAAAG